CATATTAGAACTAATTAAAGAATACATAGACGAAAAACAGGCAAATAAAACTTGGGAGCCTGGAAAGGACTTTGTAAATTATGCTGGTCCTTTATTTGACAGTGACGAATATGTATCAGCCGCAGAAACATTATTGGACGGCTGGCTTGTAATGGGCGATAAAAGTTTAAAGTTTGAACGTAAATTTCCAAAATACTATGGCAAAAAACATGGAGTACTAACAAACTCAGGTAGTAGTGCTAACTTATTAATGATGGTGTCACTTACTAGTAAAAGAGGACACAATTTTCCTAAAGGCACAAAAGTATTAATGCCTATAGCAGGTTTTCCTACAACACTAAATCCAGCATTACAGGTAGGATTTGAACCAGTATTTTGTGATATAGAATTAGACACATTAAATCTAGATTTAGATCAGTGTGAAGAAATATTAAAAAATGATCCTGACATCAAAGTAATTACATTCGCCCATGTATTAGGTAATCCGCCAAACATGGACCAACTAATGGAATTAGTTGACAAATACAATTTAGTATTGTTAGAAGATTGTTGTGATGCCTTAGGAAGTACATACAGGGACGAACCACTTGGAAGTTTTGGAGAGATGGCTAGTTGTAGTTTTTATCCAGCACATCATATGACAATGGGAGAAGGTGGCTTTGTTGCATGTAATACAAATGAGCAGGAAGTAATTACCAGAAGTTTTAGAGAATGGGGAAGAGGTTGTTATTGCGTAGGGCCTGAAGCAAATAAACTAAAACATGGAACTTGTAAAAAACGTTTTAGTGATTGGATACCCACAATGCCTGACCAAACATTTGATCATAAATTTGTTTATGACGAAATTGGTTACAATTTAAAACCAATAGATATCCAAAGTGCTATGGGCCTTGAGCAACTTAAAAAGTTAGATACAATACATGCTCTTAGGAGAAGAAACTATAAGTTACTATTTGAAATTTATGAGAAGTATGAAAAGTATTTTATGTTACCCAGACCCAGAGAGCATTCAGATCCTAGTTGGTTTGCATTTCCTTTAACAATAAGAAAAGACGCACCATTTACTAGAACTGACTATGTGGACTATTTAGAAGACAATAAAATACAAACAAGGCCTTATTTTGCAGGTAATATTATGCTACAACCTGCTTACAGTCATTTAATGAATCCTAAAGATGCAAAAGATAATTTCCCTAATGCTACCTTTACACTAACAAATACTTTTTTCCATGGAACAAGTGCTGTAATTACTCCAGAGCAAATAGCATGGATTAAAAAAGTAGCAGACGATTTTTTATCACAATACGAAAATAGAATAATATGAAAAACTATTTTGTACAAACACTTTGTAGAGTAAATAAAGAAAATTACGATCCTGGTCAACAAGTACCAATACACGAGCAAGATACATACCCAATGTATCAAGAGTTACAAAACTTATCCTATTCCACATTTAAACATTTTATGGAAGGAGATTGGGAGTATGTCCTATTAGAAGAAGATGTTACACATGTATTTGAAGTATTTCAACAAAACTTTAGAAAGATATATGACTTATGGAATAGTGAGCCTTGCAATATTTTATTTACTGGTTTAGATACAACAATGATACAACCAACAGAAATATTTGGGAAGTACGATAAGTTTACAATGTTTAACCATAGTGATCCAAAACGTTCTCCAAATTTTGAGAATAATTTTAATTGTGATGTTAGATATTATCCTGCTACAATGGATAAAAAATGGATGGACTATACTATGGAAAAAATAGATAGTTTAAAAGTTTGGTCAGATGAGCAAGACATTTATAATGATATGTTATGGGGTCAAGGAGTTACAGTAGATGAGGTACATGAACCTAAAATGGCATACCAAGGACACATGATACCTAACTTACAACAAAACATAGAAGTAGGCAACGATTGGAACGGCATACACATTAATGATGCCCACATTGTACATTGGCATAGTAGCAGAGGTATTGCAAACAGGGTACAACTCTTCAATAGTGTATGTGAGTGGTTAGAAGTTCCAATACAAGATGATTAATGATATACTTACACATACCAAAGACAGGTGGAACTTCTTTAAGAAATGCTTTCTATCTGTCAACTACACCTGTACCCTTTACAGTAGCACCTAGTCATATAATTACATTATATAATATAGAAACATTCTGTGTTTTTTCTATAAGAGATCCTTTAGAAAGATTTTGTAGTGGTTATTGGGAGAGATATACTAATAGCAGAAGAAGACAAATGAATAAAAATGTAAACATTTTATTCCAGGGAGGAGGCTACCAGGATCTTACAAAACAAGAACAAAATATTTTTACAGACTTTCCTACACCAAATCATTTTATATCTGGTTTAAGAGATGGGTCGTTAAATAAAACAAGGCATAATTTTACAGATACAGGTTTAAATTTATTATTGTCCTCATTAACATTTTGGTTAGGCAATTTAGAAGAATATAAAAAGCATGAGGCAAAAGTAAAAGAGGTATATGAACTTACTAGCCTAACTAAAATTATGACAAAAAAAGGAATAAATTTACCTAGTGATCCTTTTCTAAGTCGTAGCAGAAAGCAATTTAAAGATATAAATCAATCATATAAAGTTTCTGAAGAGAATAAGAAGTGGTTTATAGAATCGCTTCGTGCCGAAGACTATAAACTTATAGATCATATAAGGAATCAGCCATACTATATTCCTTAATTGTAATGCTTGGTGGCCACCTTGCATATCTGTTGAACAGTCATTTTGCAGTTCTCCTGCTCTATCTAGCCTATCCTAAGAGGGAGGCGATGTTTAATTACTGTTAGACTGAAATCTATTCTGCCCAACACTTCTATTTAACAAATTATTAAAAAATATGCTCAAAACATAGTTTTTTAGTTAATTTTGCTCAAAGAAAAGGCCTGATTGCTCAGGCCTTAACATTCTATGTCTATGTTACTTCTTGTTAAAGATGTGGTATAGTACCCAAACGCCTACTAATCCTAGTAAACCTTCGTTACTCAATCCATTCAATATGGCCATGATATTTGGTACCACGTTCATATCTCCAAGGAAAGGTATTGCACCACCAAATAGAATTTCTAAAACTATTCCTAGAGCAATTACACTAATACCGACATCTGTAAGTTGCTTGGCCCATCCGCCAACACTTTTAAGAATATCCATATCAACCTCCTAGAATCTACAACATTGTAAATTCAGATAATATTTAAGTGCCAGTAATCCATGACTTATATACTCTGTTATTGTTAAATACAGTTATAAACCTACAAATTACAGGGATAAAACACATGTTATTAGACAAACCAATAAAGAAAAACGATATAATTACACTAAAATTGCTGACTGGCGAAGAGGTCATAGGACAATTTCAGGAAGAGATAGATAACCAACTAATTGTTTCTAAAGCAAGTATTGTGGCGGCAAACCCACAAGGCGGATTAGGTTTAGTACCATGGATGATGAGTTCAATGCCAGAAAAGATTAGTATAAATAAAGATACAGTAGTTACATATGGTCAAACAGCAGAAGCCATAGCAGACAAATTTGTAGAAGCAACCACAAACATTACACTAGCCAAATAAACACACATAGTATGATTGACATTCTTCAATATTTTGTTATAATATTGGAAAGAATTTAGAGATTAATATGAAAGTTTTAGTTTTTCTATCTTTAATAACTATGTCAGTATTTGCGTCTAGTGTTGATGCAAAAACAGATGTAGATTTATCTATGAGCAACGATACTGTTTGCTTGGCTCTCAATTTATATCATGAAGCAAGAAGCGAAAGAACTGCAGGTATGTGGGCAGTTGGTGATGTAACTATTAATAGAGTAAAGAGTTCCAGTTTCCCAAATACAATATGCGGTGTTGTTACACAAGGCCCTAAAAGAGAAAGTTGGAAGACTTTAAGATTTCCTGATATTCCAGATGACCAAAGAATTTATTATCCTGTTAAAGGTAAATGCCAATTCAGTTGGTGGTGTGATGGTAAAACTGATGTACCTACAGAACTAGATAGTTGGTACAGAGCATTAGACATTGCCAGATTAATGATAGAAAATGAAGTTGGTTTGGGACTTACAGATGGTGCAGACCATTATCACGCAGATTACATCGATCCTTTCTGGAACGATAGTATGGTACTTATAACCACAATAGGCAACCATAAATTTTATAAAGACATCAGATAAATACTACTATAATACAGACGGTAGGAGAGTAGTATGTATGAGTATAGATGTAAAGTTCTGAAAATTGTTGACGGAGACACGGTAGACGTTGATATAGATTTAGGATTTGGTATAGTTTTAAAAAATGAACGTGTAAGAATCATGGGCATTGATACTCCAGAAAGCAGAACTAGAGATAAAGTAGAAAAACAATTTGGCTTAGCCGCAAAGAAAAGATTAAAGCAGATGCTTGACAATAAGTCAGGACCTATTCTTAAGACACAAATTAATAAGAAGGGTGAGGACATGAAAGGTAAGTTTGGTCGAATATTAGGAGACTTTACAGTTTATCATGCGCCAACAGACGCCTGGAGAATGGTTACTGAAATTATGGTAGAGGAAGGTCATGCAGTAGCATACTTTGGTGGTAGCAAAGATGAAGTACAAGCAAAGCATATGGCTAATAGAAGTAAACTAATTCGTGAAGGATTAGTTAAAATGACAGAACAAGAAGCAGGTTTGGTCTAAAAAATCCAATAATTACACTTGACAATATCTAAATAGAGTATATAATATATTAAACATTTCGAGGTATTGTAATGAAAAGATTTTATTCAGGTAAGACTTATACACATGCAACTGGTCACAGTTGTGCATTCAGACAATGGAGAGCAGATAGTCATTGTAATCTAATACATGGCTATTCCTTGCAATTTGAATTCACGTTTGGTTGTGATGATCTAGATGATCGCAACTGGGCAGTGGACTTTGGTGGACTTAAAGACTTAAAAGAATGGTTAAAATTTATGTTTGATCATACTTATTTGTTAGCAAGTGATGATCCAGAGTTTGAAACTTTTCAGGCACTAGCAGATAAAAATCTGATAGACTTGAGAGTTGTAGGCGCAGTAGGTTGTGAAAGATTTGCTGAGCAGGCCTTTGACGAAGCGGATAGAATCGTGAAGGATATCAGCGATGGCAGATGCTGGGTACAAAAGGTCACTGTAAGAGAGCATGAGGCCAATAGTGCAACATGTGAACTTGTAGACCATCAGAAATTTCGTATTTCTGATTAATTAATATATGACGATGAATGAAGAACGAAAAGTTTAGAATGAGGGCAGTTAAGATATCCAACTGCCCTTTAAATGTTCAGCAAATAAATTAACTAAAAATTTCCTATCCCAAGCAATATTAAAATTGTGTTCTGCAATTTGTTTTAATTCATCCAAATTATGATCTTGTTTTAAAAAATCTACCATTGCACTTGCTCGTTCCATTCCATATAGATGATCATAATTAGATTT